GTAGCACCTGGACTTGTATCATTGCCTTGAGCGTCAGTCATTCCACCAGTATTACTACCACTGTCATGACCTCCGCCATATCTGTCTTCATCTCCGCCACCTGTGATTCCTCCAAAATTATTTTGATCTACATTAAAATCTGCTTGTGAATAATCTCCTGCAGCTCGTCTAGCTTGTGCAACATAATTAGATATCATAGGAGAGAATGCTTTTCCTGCTAAGTATCCTCCAATTTGACCTTTAACAAAATTACCGAGAGCAGGCACTCCTCCTAACATAAATGAACCAATACCTTGAACTACAGGGTTACCTAAAGCTTTTTGAACACCTCTCATTGATGGCATTACTGCACTAATCATAGTTGGATTACTTAATACTTCATCTTCATTTTCATCTTCTGTTGTTCCACCTCCTTGAAAACCAACTCTTCCACCGGTTGCAAATTCTTCTGGGGGCAGTTTATCTATATCTATTGTTTCTGGAAATTCAATTTTCTTTGGTTGAATGTTAGGAAAATCTGTTTCAATTTTTTTCACTGCTTCTCTGGGTGAAGTCATTTTATAAAAATCAGGTACTAAACTATCTACTTGTTCTAATGCATCTTCTCCATAATTTTTTCTAAATACGTTAATAACATCTTCTTCATTTGATGCACCTCGAATAACTTCTTCTAAATTCTTAGGAACTTTTAATACTCCTTTTTGTAAATCATCCATCATCTTATACCTGACCGCAGCACGAACTAATCCTTCGTCTTGCAATTTAGACATAGCTTTTTGCGATTGCATGACATCTCCTAAAATATCATCTAGCGTTTTACCTTTACCTTCAGTTGCTTCTTCTAGACTCTTGCCGCTCGCTTCTAGCTGCTTGACGCGAGATTCGAGGTTGCCCAGGACAGTGCCTGGTGGAGATTTTTGTCCTGCTTTTTCTGTTAAGGATGCGATCCCTTCTTTAGAAATAGGTTGTTTAGTTCCAAATTCAAATACTTCAGCCGATGGTGGATTTAATTTATTATCTAGTCTTCGTAAATTGCCTTCAAAAATTAATCGTTCTGCATCATTCATTTTAGGAATCTCAGGAATGAGTTGTTCCATTTCTTTTTTAGCATTCATAGCCGCTGCATCGGATGCAGCTTCTATATTTAAATCTTGTTTAATATATCGTTTGATTTCATTATTAGGTAATTGAATAACATTTGTTCTGGTACCAATCGTTTTATTAATGGCATTTTTTCCAAAAAGTTTTGCTATTAATTTTAATAAATTAATCATATTTAATAATATTCCCGTTTTGCTGGTGGGATTGGATCATCCAAATAATCTTCTGGATGTTCAATAAACCCTCCTTGTCGAAAACGCATTACCGCTTGGGTCATGGAATCGACTAAATCGTCATGATCACCATACGGAAACGCTGCACATTCCTCTATTACCTCTTGAGCAAATTGCTGGTCGGTGGGCGCCCATATGCATCCACTCTCAAATAGAGGTGCAACTGCGTTAACTCTTGTATGCTTATCATTTCCTTTGGATGGTGTAAAGTTTATTACGGGGATACCCATTTTACGTAATTCATAGGTTAATGGTAGTCCGGATGCTTTCGCTTCTACTAAAACGGTATCGGGATCCCAGTATTGAAATTGTTCATATGCTTTACGTCTTAGTTCAGGAAACTCCAATCTATCTTTAATAGCATCTAATAAAATCAATTGAGGTCCACTATCTTGGTTTAAATGAAATACTCCCCAGGTAGTAATAGCAGAATAGTCTGCGGATTCTTTTTTCATAAATGCAGTATCATAACTTTGAATGACATGTTCTAAGGTAGGTATGTAATCTTTGTCCCATGTTTGCCACCATTCTCTTTTGATGATCGCTCCTTCTTCTGATGTTGGATTTTGCATCCATTGTGCATTCCATTTTTGAAGAGACAAAGAAGCTTTCACTCCTTCTAATTCTTCTAACTTCCAAAACTCTGGCCAAACAGGATCACCACTTGGCATGATCGCTGGGAATTCTACAATGTCCCATTGATCGGATTTAACTTCTTTTTGAGATTTTAATAACATTCCAGTTAGATCTTTTGTATTCCATCTTGTCATAACCAAGACAATAGCTCCACCTGGTTGTAAACGTTGACGAGGTCCTGATGTATACCATTCATAAGCTCGTTCCATAGAATCAAGATTCAAAGCATCTTGCTCCGAGTGTGGATCGTCAATGATTAACAAATCCGCACCACGACCTGTGATGGCTGATCCAACACCGGCTGCATAGTATTCACCACCTTGTGAGGTTTCCCATTTTCCCGCTGCTTGTGAATCTTCCCTGAGTCTAGTTTCAAATACCGATTTATATTCTTCCGTGTCCATTAAGTTTTTTGCCTTACGACCAAACCTGACGGCAAGTTCGGTGGTGTGAGTGGATTGAATAATTTTTAATTTAGGTCGTCTGCCGATCATCCAGGCAGGAAGTAGAAAGGATGCAAATTCTGATTTCGTGTGACGAGGCGGCATGTTGATAATCAATCGTTTGATTTCACCAGTAGCGAGTTTATTAAATTTATCCGCAATTTTAGTATGATGTTTACCTTCAATAAATTCTGGCCAAACATGTTTGACAAAAGACATAAAGTCATTTTGAATCTTATCTACTTTTTTCTTTTGATCATATTGTACTAGAGTTTTCATAAACTCTTTTCGTACATCAGGGGGTAATCTATTTATCTTTTCTAAGTCTAGCATTCGAAAATTTTTTCTAAAAAATTTTTTGTAATATTTTTTGGAACGTCATTTTGAATTTAACCCCTATTTAAGTGTAAATCAAGACATAAAGGGTAGGGTTTAGGATCCCTTTTATTACAAAAGAAATTCAAGCAACAAGTGGCAAGCTGATTTGACTTAGGCTTGGTACCTCTATTAAAAGAAAAAAGGGCGCGACCATATTGTCGCACCCCTTAGATTTGTCTTGACTTATATTAATCTAGTAAGATCATGTATGCATCTGGATTCATTTTACTAAACTTACTTAAACCTTTTTGTACTGTATCATAATCTTCTTTTTCTTCAGCACGTTTAATTTTATAATACAAAGTATATTCCTCGTCGCTTAGTAATGTTACTTCTCCCGAGTAAGGATTACTCACTGCTAATGTTCGTTCAGTCATATGCTTTCCTTTCTGTTATTGGATACAGACTACCATATGAATGGTAGCCTGTAACTGTGCAGATTGTCGCACTAGTTTTGCGTCACGTTCTCCCCCTCGTTGTTGTTAATTGGTGTAATAACTGTTTCAGTATAAGTAGTACCTCGCCACCCCTCTCGTTCTTCCTTAGATACATTGATAGGTGTTTCTAGTGGCTCGTTCCTCGGCGCTATGGCTCGTATCTGTGCACCATAGGTATTCCAGAAATCTTGCTGACAATGATGACTGCAAAACCAATTCCAAGATGATTGAGCACTATAGTATTGACTTTGTTTTACTTTCCTAGTTCTTAATACTTTATTACCTTTCACACCTCGCACTCTATCTTGTGTCTGGTAAGTATGACACTTCGTGCCATGACACCAATTATAATCGCTCATTTTTTATCCTTTCTGTTTTTTTCACTCTATCTCATTATGAGATAGAGTGAAAGTGTATTTATTGTCGCACCACTAAGCAACTTTCATTTCTTTAGTTAGTACTAAAGTTTCTTGAAATTTAATTATATGATAAGAAGATGTCTTATCAGTATTAATTAAATTATATCCTCTCAACTTATCTTCAGCAATATCTACATCGCTTGTAGAATCTTGCACCATATAAGAATCTGGAATTTTATTAAATTTTGTTTTTCTAATTATTAAATACATTATTCATTCCCCCCTCTAACACTTATCATATAGTTTCCTTTCGCTGTTCTATATCCATTATTATCTATGTCGTAATAAGTAAGGAGTTTATCACCCGCTTTACTTATCCACTCTCTACAAAGCTCAGTCCACTTTGCATTTCTTGTAATAGTCTTACCATGCTTTTTAGCAAAGTAAGTAATCTTAAATGTTTCATTTGTTTGTAGTTTCATACTTTATCCTTTCTGTTATATAGGGGATAATATAGGATATTATCCCCTAGTCAATACTTATTAATTGACAGATTGTCGCATTAAAGATTTATAGTATGCAATCTTTTCTTCTCTACTTGCAAACTCATCATCTTTATCAGTTAGCATATCAGCTAAATTACTTGGACTATAAACTGATAATGCCATGCTTGATTGTTCATTGACAATACTTTCATTCAAAGCAATTCCAAGTTTATCAAACAATTCTTTTGCTTGACTGTACTTGGTATAAGTTTTGATACCTTGCTCGAAAGTTTTAACTTTCTTATTCAAGTATTCAAAAAATTGCTCGTGTGTCTTTGCAACATTTTCAGTAGCAATTTTAAATTGTTGAAATACTGAATGAGTAATATCATCAACTTTGAATTGCCTTTCATGGCAATAACTTCTTCCAATTACTTCAAAATTAAAATCATTTTCCCATTGGTCTTTATAATTAGTGGTACTGTGATTATTTTCATTGGAACGATTAAAACCTAGATACTCATTTATTTTATTTTCTTCTTCGTAGTATCTTGGGTTTTTCTTTTCATTAGACCATTTAAGAGCATAGTCTGCGTCATATCCTTTTGATTTTAACTCATCATAATAATATGCAAGAGCAAAATTATGTTCAGAAGAATATCTGTCTGCACCCTTTAAACTGAAATCAATATTGATTTCATTTTTGTTTTCCACCATTTCACTTTGCCCACTTTGATTGCTATGTTTTTCTTCCATAGTAGGATTGATGAAATTAAAACAATGGTCTTGATGAATGTCGCCACCACTATCGCCATATTTTGCTATCATGGTTTTAACAGTATCGACATCTTCCTGTGGTTGATATGACCTAACAACTTGATGAGCCAAATCAAAAACTTTTGGTTTCATCTCATCATAAGTTTGTTTTGCCTCAATCATTGATTTACGAAATTTATTACTTACATCACTTCGTAAATGATTTTCATAATGCTGTACTAAAGTTTTTCTTTTTTCAGCATTAAGTCTTATGTCTTTTGTTTCCATTTTTTTTCCTTTCTGTTGTTTACCAAACTCTATCATAATGAAAAAAAAATATGTTGTACATTTTTGTCGCACCCTACCCTGCGACATATTGTCGCAGCGACAATTTGGTGTATTGACATAACCTCAGGTTGTATTGAGCTGCAGGCGACATGCGACAATTTGTCATTTGACTTATTCATTAATGTAGGATATTATGGGATTAACTTGGTTGAAAAGCCTTTCAATAGATCGGAGCTAGCAGCCAAGTTACAAATACAGGAGAAGTTATGACACAAAAATATAAAATACACTTTCATTCGGACGTACATGAGTCGATTGAAATAGAGGCTAACTCAAAATTAGAAGCCCAAAAAAAGTTTGACATGGGTGAGATTGATTTTTCCGAGGCCATAGAAGAGGCTAAAGAAAATTTAAAAGTGGAAGTAATAGAAGAAGTTTAGGACCCAACGGCCTGGAGCAGCTCGCTTCAGGCCAATTGGATGCAGTGTCCCCCTGGAGATTCGGCCGTTAAACTCCAGTCAGGGACGCTGGATCCAATGGATCCATGGAAGAAGAAGGCAGCAATGCGTGGGCCTACAGAGGCATTCTTCCATCGCCCTG